ACTCCATTTGCGGTGGATGTAACTATGATTTTGGTATCTTTACCAGCAGAAACAACTGGATACGTGGAGGTGTAAAATTCAGCGGCTCTTTCTACAAACGCGAACTCATCAAGATAAAGAAGGTTAACGGAAAGACCACGAATAGAACTACCAGAAGTAGCAGAGGCAATAATACGAGAATTGTTACTAAATTCAAGAGAACCTTTATTAAGGGCTTTACTACCAGGTTGTAAAAAGAAAGGAGTATTCTCCAACATAAGTGTGATTCTTGATAACATCTCTCTTGCTGTTGCACCTTTGTTTGCCAATACAGCAACCGTTTTTTCCGAATTAAAGAGGGCAAACCATAGTAGATAGGCGCATGCTGAGATCGACTTACCTGATTGACGACACGCCAGTACAACATTAAATCTATTTTCCTTAAACTGGTTAAACATTTCCTTTTGATAAGGATATAATTTAAAAGGTACTAAACCTTGATCAAGAGATATAATTTTACAATATTTTTCAGCAAAGTATGCTGGATTGTTCATACATTTTTGATATTCCTGTACAAGATCAGAAGTCCACTCTTGTACCACACCATCTCTTTTGACATTAGGATTCCCTAGGTATGTCTGTATCTGGTGTGACATCTACAATCTCATTATCTTGTTTTTTAAGTAATTTTTGAAGGTCCGCAGTTGACCCTAAGAATATATTATTTTGTTGATTTTCAACTTGTTTTAAAGGCTGTTCTAGATCTTTATTTTTCTTATTAAGATCCATCAACCTATCATTGACATCAGATAAGTTTTTAATCATATTAGAAAGAACTTCAAAAGCACGAGGATGCTCTGACTCACGAGCAACTTCCATCATGGTTTCAAGACTGGTCTTTCCTTTTTCTAAGAGTTCGTAGTAAGTATCTCGAGAATATTCATAGTCACTCTTTACATTATCCTTGTCTTTCATTTTATTACTTCTTACTGGCCCTTACTTTATCGGCTAAATCTTTATCGGCTTTACCCCAAGTACCACTTCCTTTTGTTATAAACGAGTTAACTCTGGCCATGGCCCACTGTTGCGGTGTAGTACCTTTTCTATGACCAGTTCTCCAAGCCGCCATTCCTCTGTTGTAAACTTGTTTCAGGATACTTTTTGATATTCCAGACTTTTCAGCTTTTCCTGCAAGGCCTTTCTTTTCTTTTTTTTCTTCTTCGGCTAAATGTGCCTCTCTTATTTTTTCGAAAGTTTTCATTTTTTATCTCCCTTTTTACCAAACATCTTATGGTATTTTATTGTATGCCTAGATTTTTTCATTGGTTCTTTACGAGCTTTTTTATCGCCAGGAGCGTCAGCGTAAGCGGCTGGATTATCATCGTCCATCTTTGCCCCTCTTTCAAAGTGAGCTGCACGTGCGGCTTTTTGACTTTTTGGAATACCTTTGAAATAAACTTTTGGTTGTGATCCTGGTCTACTTTTTACGTCAGGATCTTGTGGTTGGCGATCGCCTGATTTTCTTTCTCTTATCTGATCGAATGTTAACATTAGTTATCTACCTTTGCACCTGCCCGCCATTGAAAACACGACCAATATCGAGCCTTATATTTTGGTCCTGGATTATCGCAGTTATGTCTTGCTCTAAATGATCTTCTTCTTGCTGGGTCATCTCTTTTGATTTCCATGTTTGGATCACCAAATCCTAATTTAATTATATTACCCTTATCATTTTTTACGTATACATAAAACTTTTTCTTACCATCGTTAGAACGAAAGGGGTCATTAAGTTTTACTGACCTTCCTTTATATTCTGCCTCAGTGATTTCAAGGTCTTCATAAAGATCGCATGATTCGCAATAATCATCTATTTCTTGTGCTCTGTGTTCTTTAAACTTCATGGTACTATCCTTACTTATGAGCCGAAGCCACCATCGCTTTCTTGTCCAAAAATTGTTGTGGTAAATCCAAAGTCACTATCTGGATCTCCTATAGTATTTATAGGATTCGGATCTATTTGTATTGTTTGTAATCTTACGTCTGAATCAACTGTTAAACCAATTGCAGAATCAACGAATCCAATCTTATTTGCAAATATCTTAGCAACGGATTGTCTAATAATTTTAGATGATGGAATCGGACCGTAATATTGAGTTCTCATTTCAAAATCTATCGTATACACTATGGTTCTTCTGGAACCAAGCTCGCCTTCAAAATCATCTGCAAATCCTACACCCGTCAGAGTAATTGGTATGTCTTCTTTAAATGATGGATGTTCAGAAGGAAATGGTGTTATGGTTAACGTATATTGTGGGTTAAAAAATGGCAACACCTGTTCAACCATTTGCAATGCATCATCTTGTGACTTAGCATACATATTAAGTTGAAACGCAATGATATACGGAACGGCCGTGTTAAATTTTTGTCGTGCAGTATTTACGGTTCCTGTATTCGTAAAATGAGCTGTCTTAGCCAACTGTCTTGATGTATCATAAGTTATTCCACTTATTTCAAAAGACATACGCGGCAACTTTATAGCAACCCTTGTATCTTCAACGAGATCAGGATTCTCTCTTATTCTATCAAGATACTTTACTTTTGGTGCATAAGTCAGAGGAACCTTAACCTGGCTGATAACCGCACCACTACTATTTTTTCTCAAAACGTAAATGTTATTAAAGAGTCTGCCAAATATGGAAACACATTTTCTTGTTTTTTCGTGATAAAAATGAGTACCAAACATAACTAACCTTTATAAATCTTTTGTAAATGATCTTCAAAAGCTTCCACTTTGGATAGTCTATTCGGCCAAAGTATGTATTCTTTTTCTGGATTCTTTTTTAAATTATTTAAGAGAGGTACTATCGCGTTGTATAGTTTATCAAGCTTTTCTTGTGTAGATGTAGCGGTTGATTCTACCGCCGCAGCCTTTTGTGTTACCTTTTGTACGGCTTCAAGTTCATCTTCATCAACCGCTGTAAAACCAAAATCAAATAAATCGTCTGCCATTAGTTATTCTCCGGATCTCCAAATGGGTTATTTTCACTAAAGTCTAAGAAGTCATCAGAGAAATCGCTAAAGTCTGCATTCTGTTCGTTTTCAGATATTTGATTATCTTCAGATACCGCTGTCACAGCAAAAGATGAATCGTTTCTTCCAGTACCAGATATCGTTATGAAATGCTTGTTTGAAGTTGAGAAGTCATGAAACTTACCATCGGTGGCTCCAGCATGGACAACTTCGAGAACTTGAGTTACGCTGTTATAACTTATGACTTCACCAGTCATGTTTACACTTAAATCACTATCAATGAGTTGGCTTACGCTATTTCCAGCAACTGTTGATACCGATGGAGCAGCAAGTGTGAGTATATATTTGTAAGCGTAGTCTTTCTCGATCTTATCAATATCTTCAACACCTGTGTCAAGATCTTCATCATTGTACTCGAATAGTGAAGCTCTTAATTTAAATGTTGGTACGTTTTCGAGTTGATAAAATGGTTGTTCGTGTTCTACGTGTCTTATCTCAAACAACGACTTTGACATTGGTAAGAATATAAGATCACCTTCTCTTGGTCTTTCACCACTTATCTCATTATCATATCTTCCTACTGTGTCACCCCATCTTCGACGTGAAACTACAAACGTGGCTTCATCTCGTATCTCAACACCAAACTTTGTGAATAGATCTCCTTCTCCTTCAAATCCCTCAACGTTTTCGATAAACATCTCTATCTTATATGAGGAATTAAAACGAGAAGGTACGTCATCTCCGAATATCTTATTCTCGTTGACTATATCTCTTGGAAGGTAGTATACTTCTTGACCGTATATCTTAAGAGATTCAATTACTAAATTTTCATATAGTAGCTGCTCTGACCTAACACCAGATTTGATATGAAAGTTTTTAGCCATATAATTATCCTATAAAAAAATCAACTGGTGCTTCGTGTTCTAGTCTTATTCTTTCTCTTAAGTCTTGTAATTCTCCTTGTGCATCATCGAACAATTGTCGACCGTTAATAATAACTCCGCCTGGTAATTGCATTCCTTCAAACTTCATAAGGTTTAGACCCCATTGTTCTTTTATCAAAGCCGTTGCATATGATTTTACCCACATGTCGTTATACACTGCCGTATGAGTTTCCGGATCTATTGCAGTAAAAGTTTCAAGTATTATAAACTCACCGGCCTTAATATCTTGATCTTCAAAATCACCAAATATAAAAAGTCTGTTTTGTCTTCTTGAAAATTCTACTAGTGGATGCCCGTTAAGTTTCATGTCTAATAAGGAAAGGTGCTGTTGTAGTTGCTCATAATAAGCAAGGTCACCAGCAAAGTTATTTAA